AGCTAAGGTATTCGAACCAAAACAAAATAAAAAGGACACTAAAGTCCAAAATAAAAAGTTAGTTAAAATAAACGCCAATACTAAAACAAAAATTGGTAAAAATGATATATCACTTAATAAACTTGTCAATACCGGACTGTCAATTGCTGACACTATTGTAACAACTATGGAAAACCCAGTTGATGGTCTAATGAACAAGTTACCAAATTCTATTCTCAAGGTAGCTGATATGCTAAACGATACTAATAAGCCTCTCGTGCCAAATGCAAAAGAGTCCTTTAAACCGCAAATTTCAGGTCAAATAGTCTCAGGAACTAAGGAAGAAAAGTTTATAACTGCACTTAAGGAACAAATTCCAGTAGTGTCAATTACACAATTACCTTCTTCCCACTCTGCAGATTACACACCTGCTCCCTTAACAATTAAGGATGTAGTTTATGGTAAAACTCCATGTATTAGGGTAAATGGGTCAGTTATTATTGAACCTCTTCAGATGCCTGGTATACCTAGTTTATTTCGTAATAGAACTGGATTTCTTAATCCAGCAACAACCAATCTTGGTACAATACTGTCAACGACAGCAGGAATGTATCAGAGACATTTATGGTTGAACTGTGCATTATTTTATGTGCCACAGTGTCCTACAACAACGCAGGGTAATTTAATTTTAACTTGGCAAAATTCGCCTAATAATTATTATTCTCCCACTACTTCTCTAACTGAGTTATCCCAAAGATCACAGTTTGTCCAAGGCCATGTTAACAAAGCTTTAACCCTCCCTTTAAAAGGAGAGCATAAACAATTATATAACTGGTTTTACGGCACATCTTCTGATATCAAGTTTTACTCAGATTGGAGTTTTGAATGGTGGACTATAGGTTCACAATTTACAGCACCTGCAACTACTGTTGGATACATTGGTATGACATTTGATCTTTTACTATTTTCAAGAATAGAGTCACCTCTTATCGGGCTAATGAGTTTTCCTCGTCAGTCCATTAATTATATCTCCTGTTCTACAGGGATTTCATATGATAAAGTGACTACTATCTTGAGTGATATAGTTGAATCAATTGCAAGTCATAAATCAGACAAGCTCATAGAATTTCATGACAAATACAATAATAGTATTCAATTGCCCTTTCAAAAGTTTGCTCTCAAACGTGCAATCCCTTCGAAGGAGAATTTTGTTTTAACTATGGTAGAAATACTAGGTTGGCAAAAATTTAATTCGGTAGAG